ACTACTGGGTGATCCAATCCCAGTACGCCCGCCTGTGCGCTCAGTTGCGGTAAACCCCTCTGCAGCTAAACCTCAGCCTACCCAGGAAGTAACGCCTGACGTAGAGCCTGAGATCGACCTACAGCAGGAACTTGCTAATCTGGATGCTGCTCAGGAGTTTTTAGCGGCGGAACCTCCCGTCTCTGAGAGAAGTTCTGAAACGAGTGAAGTGACGAGGGAAGTTCCGCAGGAACTTCAGGAGGAGCCTGAACGAGTTGAGGAAGTTATCGAAGCTGCCGGAGAGGTGGAGCAAGCGTCAGAACCGACAGAGCGCCAAAACATCCGTGAGAATATCCGAAAGTTAGAGGATCGAGTCCAGCAGCGTAAACGACTAATACGCAGTAAAGCTTCGTTGACCCAGGCGGCTAAAGACTACGATACGACTGTTGAGAGGGTACGTGATGCGATGAACGCTTCTCTCCTTGATGATCAGTCCCGGTTAGAGGCCTACAGGAATCAACTGGATACGCTGGATGGTAAGCGTGAGGGTTACTCACTGTCTGAACAACTTACGACGGAAACTGCTGCGGATGTAGCATTGGAAAAGCGTGTTCAGGATAGTCGTACAGCGCCTGAAGCAAAGGCTAAAAAAATCCACCGGACAGTAAACCTTGTGAAGAAGTACTTTACTGCAGGGCGTAAATCAATTTTGAACCAGGTTCAAAACGTAGAGGAAGCCTTGAAAGCAGATCCTGAGATCGTACTTGGGTATGTGGATCAGGATGTTCTGTCTGAAAAAGAGAAGGGAATTATTGGTAACTTTGTACAATTCTCAGAGTACATGGCTCCCGTTCTGGCTCGACTACACAAGAAAGAAATTAAATATCGTTTCAACGACTACATCAATTATTTGATAGACGATGAAACAGGTGATCTTGATCCTAACGTAATTACCGCGATCAACGCATCAATTTACAGTTGGGTAATCAAGGATGCTAAGGGTACTTATCTCAATACTCCGGAGGCTATTAACAGCTTACTAGGTAGGGATAGCAAAACCAAAGTCAATCGAGATGAATGGAACCTTCTTGGTGATGCCGGTATGTCTGAGAACCAGTTAGTCAGGACTCTGGGCCGAGATGCTGTTGGTATGCTAGGTCTTCGATTACCCCCGGATGTGCCTACAAATCTAAAGGAGCGTTTAGAACTCAGTCTAGGTAATCATGCCCTCGCTATGTTAGTGGCCCAGGATATAGTGACTCTAAAGCAAGTACCTGTAAGAGAGCTTTCTGCACTTTCTGGTAAGGACGTAGCAGATGAGGTAGATGATATTGAGGCTAAGCTAAATGAGTCTCCAGACTGGGAAGGGGCTGAAGAAGCGGCAATGGAAGAAAAGAAGGTTGTGTACGCAAACTTCTACCGTGCTTCTTTTAAAACAGGGCCGGACGGGGAACCGATCCTAGCTCAAGGTCTTGAATCGATCGTGAGTAGGAACCGAGATTCCGGTAGTTTTTTCCACCGTCTCGTAGCCAATAACTTTGCGTCTCAGCGTCCTTCTCTGCGTCCGGTAGAAGAGGTAGGGGAGTTGATGCAAGGAACTGATCAAAAGGTACCTGCAGAGGTTCGGGAGATCTTGAAGGAGCACCAGTCACGAGCTCACAGTATCTCTCCAGACACGGATAAAGTATTTAGCTTTTTGACCTACGATCAGATGCAAGAAGCGGTCGGTGTCGATCCAAACTATGAAGAGACTCGTCATGTCGAGAACTATGAAGAAGTAATCGGTAAGAACGCGACACTGAAACGTGAAATTGACAACTACAAAAGTTGGAAAGATGAATTAATTGCACGGACAGGTGACCCTGTTCACCCATTCTTCATGGCGCATAGTGCATGGAAGAACCTCCGTATCGGTATGAATGGTTCAGTCATCAACCCCCAGGCCAGTAAAGTACAGCGCGGCCTGATCCGGATGAATGACTGGATTCAGCAAATCGACAAGTCTAATCCAAGACATGTCGAACAGTTTCGCCTGGGTGTTGCTGAAGCCCTGGATTTAAAAGTTGATAAACAGGAGATCCACACATCCATTGAGAAGCTTGAGGCAGCGTTAGCCGATCCTAAGACAGGGTTGAGAGCTGCGGTCGATGCCATCAAAGCCATCTTGGGTGATCAACTTGGTGAGCTTTCTGAGGAACAGATTGCGAACTACCAGCAGGCAATCACCCAGGCCTCTAAAAACTACGAAGGGACGCACACCCTTCATGGCCTTACGAACCTGGCGAAATTTGAACTGGCCCCGGAAGACGGTACCTTTGAAAGTGATCTGGCTCGAGAGATCGACGGAGTAACCAATGGCCCGATCATCGGTACCGTACAGTTCGCTGCTCAACGTACCTTTGGTCGTCTACGTTCTATGTTAGAACGTGGAGGTATTTTCTTTGGAAAAGAGCGGAGTTTGGGTAAGTGGTTCGGGGGGCAAAACGTAGACAGTTACGTTGCCTTGTCTCAGGATTGGAAAGAAGCCGTAAATCGTCTGAAGCAAAATACACACAACCCAAGAGATATTGCCCGTATTGATTTAATCAGTAGTTACTTTGAGCCGGATCGTGGTAACAGCAAAGATCCTCTCATGACTACGGTGTACGGTTCAGGTAAACGCGCACAGAAAGCTAAGTTGACTCAAATGTTCATGGCATCTGTCTATACGAAAATAGAAGATGTCGTAAATAGCGATAAGAGCGTGTCAGATAAGCAAGATGAATTGAACCAAATTGAAAATGACATCAATACGATTGCCGGTGCTCAGGTGTTCAATTTCTCTGGTACCGTGGAGAGTACGTTAAAGGCAGTGGCTGACCCGAAGGCGTTGAAGCAGTTGGATGCTTTCGTGGGACGTACTTATGGTGATGCTGTCATGGATGCGATCAAGGCTAAGTATGAGGGATTCCAGCATAATCGTACTGTCTTCAACAACGCGATGGAGTCAATCACTGCGATATACAAAGTTATGTATACACGCGCGGTGGAGAAACGCACTCAAGAGATGATTGCATCTGGCGATTTAGTAGAGGGTTTTGAGACACTCCCTAAAACCGAAATCAAAAAGATAAAAGAGTTGTTACATAAGGTAATGCCCATCATAAGTACCACATTTGATGCGGACGATCCTTCTACCGGTATCTTTGTTTCTAATGAAGAACGGATGACGGCTTATGAAGCCCACAGTACGGTCCGTTCCACGTTCGCTAGAGGTGCGAGGCTGGTTTACAAAGATGCTAAAGGTAAGGCCATACATTCTGCTGGTTCCTTGGAATCTCATGGTACACGCTCAGTCATTAGTAGTCCCGGAGTAGCGCCTGCCATAGTCGGTATCCATTCCATCGATGCGTCCATTGCCTTAATGACGATGAGAACTAAGAAAGTTCTGAACGTTCATGACGGTTTCGGTGCAGGTATTCTGTCTACTCTAGGGGTCGGTAAAGCTCTGAATCAGAACTTCACAAAGATGATGACGGACTACAGTCTTCCAGCAGAAGCTAAGAAGACAATGGAACGGGTCATGAGTGAACTGGATGCGCTACCCGAAGAAGAGAAGAACAGTATCTTGTCTGAGGCTGAAGATCAGATAGTTGATTGGATGCCAGAGTACTTACGGGATGATTACAAAGATTTGCCCACTGGTTCGATTATCATTCCTCGTGCGAATGCTATCTATAAAAGTGGGCAGGATATACCGAACTACATCCGTAAGGTGTTTTCTAAAGTAACTCATGTTCTCCAGTACAACGTGGAAGAAGGCGGATATACCACAGGGAACCAGGGGGTTGATACACCGCAGGAAGAGATCCAGCCGGCTCAATCTCAGAGTCGTCCGAATCCGATCGAAAACTTCATCCGGAACAGTGATGACCTGACTCCCCGTAAATTGTTGGATTACCTTGAGACGAACATGAACGCAGAGGGTACTTACCCGAAAGCGATGAAGGCTCTGATCAAGCGTCTGAAGACAGCGGTACCGAAGGATGTGCAGCTTAAACTGTACGATAACAACTCGACGGATGTTGTGATTGATCCAACCCTACCACCAGAAGAACAAGTGAACCTACTCGAGACAGGAGTCCGCGGACTCTTTGATCCGAACAGCAACACAATCTATCTGCGGAGTACGGATTTTAAAAATCACGGAATGGGTATCGAAACGGTTACCCACGAGATGTTCCATGCAGTTGTGTCTAAAACCCTGCAGTCTAAGAACAAGCCTACTCACGTTAAACAAGCGGTACGTGATCTGAATAACCTGATGGACAAAACGCAGCAGTACATTGCAGCGAACCCAGGTGAGTTTAGTAATCCGGCTCCGTTTGAAACGATCGATGAGTTCGTAACCTGGGGTATGACAAATAAAGACTTCCAGGAACTCCTGAAGAAAGTTCAGGTAGAGCGTCGTACAGGTCAACGTGTACTCAACGGCTTTAAAACTCTGGTGAATAACCTACAGAAAATTCTGTTTGGAAAATCGGCACTGGGTTCCTCGGCAACGATGAACACAGCGTTGTATCAGTTGGTTGAGAATGCTGGAGTGATCCTTTCTGAAGGTGCTCCTACAGACACCGACCAGGTGTACTCTGTATCTCCGCAGAGAGCTGATGATGTTGACCGTATGACTTCAGCGCAGATTCTGTCTGCACTGGGTCAGATTGATGAGCGTAACCCTCGCTCAGAGCTTCACAAAGACCATTTAACAGATCTTCAACAACGTGTAGTGGATTCGGTGGCAGGGCCATTTAACACCCGCCTGGACGAAGCACAGAAGGCTGTCGGTGACGACACGGATCAATTCATCCGAAACATCGCAGAAGAGACAACCCCATTCACATCCGAGCTGGTGATGGCGTTTGAGATGTCTCACCAGGAAGCGTATGTGGCTGAACAGATTGAGGCCGTATTCGGTAACAGTCTGGATGATCAGAGTGATGTTACAAATGAACTGGATCGATTGTGGCAAGTGGCCCGTAAGAACCTAAGACCTGCAGATTTTTATGGCATGGCTCAGGACTCGGAACAGGCTCAGTGGCAGTACGATCTTTTATTCAACACCGAGATCGAAGACACCAACAGCTACTATTCCGAAGAAGCCGGTAAAGTCGTACAACGTAAGACTTCCGCTTACCTACAGCGATTTGCAGCCCTGGCTCTGACAAACGAAGCGTTCCGTAACAAACTGAATGCTCTGGATGCCAATGTGCCGGTGGAAACCTTCGGCGGTAAAACTTTTGGACAGCAGTTGAATCTGTTACTGGATCGTATCCTGCAGTTGTTGTCTCGATGGACACATCCGGCAGAACGTTTGAAAGGAGACTCTGTAACAGCGCGTACCGATAATCTGTTGAATCACCTGGCTCAGATTGAGTTAAGACAGAAACAGCGTGTACTGAGGGCTCAGGAGCTGAGAGAGCATCCTGTGAACCAGAAGCTGAATGAAACGCTGAATGGGTTCAAGAGTAAGCTGGATAAGCTGGGCCGATCTGAACGACTACAGAACTCACGTATTCAGACTGTGGGTGCTGTCGGTACTGTGATCTCGACGATTGCCGGGGGTCGTGTTGAAGTCATGGCAGATACCTTGAAAAAAGTACGTGACCGAATGTACGGCGATCGTCTGGGGCATCTGGGTGAACTGACAAATGAAGTACGTGGTGCGACTCCGGTTACTCGTAAGTTCTTTAACTTACTGCGCTTTGCTAAGCGTGACATCGACCAGCAACGTGCACAGGTTACAGATTGGGTGAAGGATCTGGTGAAAGGTAACTTTATCCAGGAGCTGACTAAAGAAGAGTCCGAGTCCCTAACCAAAACGGTACTGCGTACTGATATGGCTGCACTGCTGGGTAAATACACGGTGAACGATCTGATTAACTTTATGCAGGACGGTTCTAAACATCTGGATACTGAGATCCGGGATCTGCGTAGACAACTGAGCCAGTACCAACACCAACACTGGTACCGTAATCAGTCCCGTGCACTGGGTTACCACATGGTAAAAGGTCGCTCGACTTCAGCGATGTTGATGCTGAACGCACACAACATTGCTCACATGGGAGGCACTAATGCTTCAGTGAATACAAAAGAAGCCGATGCAGCGATGGGGCTTATTGATCGACTGGCTTCCCTGGAAGCGATTAAGTATACCGACCAGAAAGCGAAGAACACGGCAATTGAGGTGTTCCGTCGAGAGATCTCTACGAATGACACAGAGAACGGTGTAACAAATCTGATGCAGCAGGCGAAGCTTCTCAAAGAGCAGGCGCTCAGTGATGTCTTTGCAGGTGATCTGGTTCAATTCCAGAAGGGTTATACCTTTGATATGACCGATCCACACCAGTCCGTTGTGATGATGACGGAAGCTCAGGCGAATGCTGAGAAGCTAATGGAGAAAGGGTATACCCGGTATCCGAACGGAGTGGGTAAAGACCCGGGTGATCCAGACCAGGATACCGTTTACATCTACCATCGTCGTGATGGCGGCAACAATGCGTACCTGACCGGGGTGATCTCCTATACCTCAAAAGCAATGAAGGGTACGTCCTTGTCCAGCTCTCTGCAGCAGGCCGGTGTTGAGGGTGCGTACATGACTCGGCAGAAGGATATGCGTCAAGTACTTCAGGCGAAACAACCGATGATTCAGAATCTGATGAATCGCAGTGACTTTGATCCGGAGCAGGTTAAAACCAACCACTTAGTACCGGTTCTTAATGCCCGAGGTGATGTACATAACCTGCGTTACATGATGTCCGATCAAGTGAAGGACTCTGTACTTAAACGCCACAACGATGTCGCTGAGATTATGGGTGCTCAAGCCGGTAACATTATCGATAAGGGGGCCACTAAGGACAGTAACGAGCGCACGATCGATGCCCTAAAAGAGATGTATGATCAGGACTTTTTGGATAACTCTGAAGCTTACATAAAAATAGGCCCAGACGCTAAAGATGAACGCCTGAAAGAAGTTTGGGACATGCTGCCGGCAGAAGCAAAACAACGGATTGAAGAGGTCTGGGGTAACCAGCCTGGGCAGTCGGGTCTGTGGGTGCGTAACGATATTCTGGACCTCGTGTTCGGTTACCGAAAAATGTCTCTGGCGAATGTATGGAACAAGGAATATAACGAGCGCAACATGGCAGAGAAAGCGTTCACATTTGCGGCTGAGTTGATGTTCAAAAAATCTAAATTTGGTGCAGCAACGGGTATTAAAGCAGGGGAGGATGCGGTTCAGGAATTGATTAAGGAAGTGAAGGATATACTGGTTATCAAGAACTTCTTTACCCTGGCGGGTAATATCATGAGTAACCTGGCCTTACTGTCTTGGAGTGGTGTTCCGATGAAAGAGATCGTGAAAAGCCATAAAGAGGCTTACGAAGGGGCTCTACGTTATCAGAAAGATCAGAAGGAGCTTTTCCAGACGCGACAAAAACTGAATCAAGGTTCAGTGAATACGCAGGTGGAGAAGGAGTTGAAATCAACGATCGCACGTTTGGAACATCGTTTATCGAATAATCCAGTGGCTGAGTTGATTGAAGCGGGGGTTTTCCAGACGATTATTGAAGATGTAGATCAACATGATGATCAGTTCAGCTTCAAGTCTCGATTGGGTGAGTTCTCAGAGTCGTACACCAATAAGGTGCCTGAATCTATTCGTAACTCATTTAAGTTCATGGTGCTCTCTCACGATACAGGTGCTTATAAGTTCCTGAACCAGACAACACAAATGTCTGACTTCGTGGCGAGATATACCAAGTACAAGTATCTGACTCAGCACCCGACTAAAGCGGTGTCTAAGGCAGAAGCGATTGAGACAATCATGGATGACTTCGTACATTACGACGTACCGACTTCCCGTACCATCCAGTATCTGAATGACATGGGTATCATGATGTTCTCGAAATACTATCTGAGAATGCAGCGCCCACTGTTAAGACTGTTCCGGGAAAACCCGGCTCGAGGTCTGTGGCTGCTGGCGATGCAGGGAATGGTGGACTTCAGTGCTCCGACCGATTCGGTGATCTGGACAAGAAGTTTCCTAGATTGGTTCTCAAATCCAGTGTCTACCGTGTTCGGTGCACCGGATGAGATCATACCGATTAACGCGACACTTCACGCAACCGGTATCAAGTAAAACAAAAACCCCTCTTCGGAGGGGTTCTTTTTACCATTCTTCAGGGAATTCCAAGGTATCTTTATCTACTTCTACAGCAGACTTATAAATACCTAGAGGCGCTTTAACTATCCCTTTCCCTTGTTTGAACTTACTCGGCTCAATGTAAGGTAGACCATCATCATAACCTAAGTTATCTTCATCTTGAGACACCATAATAGATACGGTGTAGGGTCGTTCATCACAATTTACATTACCAATCGGGCGGCAAGAAGAAGTAAAGGTAACTCCTTCAATAGTTTTTCTTACCATTTCGTTGATAACTTCTTGAATGTCTACTTCTTGTAAAACAAAGTTGCTCATAATTACACCGCCATAGGGGGTCGTTCAGCTTTAAACGGTTCTTTATTTACCTCAAGGCCAGTGACGTTAATATCGTCCCAGGTGAGGTTCAGAATGTCGTCCAGGCTGTTCAGTTCAGGGAGTTCGATCTTACCAGGAACACCCAGCTTACGATCGATCATCTCTTCAGCGTATTCAAACTGGTTCTGATAGATATGGATCTGAGTGAGGTCACACGACATCCAGCCCAATTCAAAGTCCAGTGCCTTCGCCATACACATCTGATACAGACGGTACTGCTGCGCGGCAAACTGGAAGCCGAAGATGGTGTCCAGAGAACGGTTGTTCACCTTCATGTGAAGGGTCGGTTTACCCGTTACCTTATCAGGCAGTACAACGAACTGGTGAGAGTACCAGCACGGAGTTAGAGCCATGAAACGAGAGGCAGCAGGGTTCCAGAAAGTTGTCAGGTGACGACGACCGTAGGGATCATTCTTCAGACCCTCAAAGGTTTCTCTGAGTTGGTCTACAACGTTACCCGGTGCGATCTGACGATTAAAGTTACGCCATTGCCAGCCATAAGCCTGCCCCATATCACCTTCGTCCAGGTGATCCAGACCGCGCTTATCGAGGAACTCACGAGTGGTGTTGCCTTGCCAGAAAAAGATACCTTTTTCTTCAAGCTCTTTGGTCTGAGTACGTCCGTTCATCATCATCCAGAACTCCTCAAACGCCATACGCAAAGCGGCAGGACGGATGGTAGAGAACGGGAACTCACGAGGACTGTACACAACCTTGGCATCAAACATGGCCCGTGAACCGACACCGGTTCGATCCGGAACATCGACACCTAGAAGGAGAATGTCTGAGGCCATCTGAACGTAGCCTTCTTCTCCTTTGTACACTGTACCGTTAAACATACTGTCTCCTAAAAATAGTGGTGCACTATCGACCTTGCCCGTCGAACTGTTGTCACGTTAGCCCCAAAGGTCTTAACGATAGCGCATTTATGGGTGTCTCCTTCCAGACGGATATTTGAGTATTATTTGTGTTTACCTCAACATCCCCGTCTTCCCCAGTACTTCAGTATTGACTTCAAATAGCACAACCTATTGTCCATCTACCTTTTCCTTTCGAGCGACGAAGCTTACAGACTCAGTTATAACCCCTTCATATAGCGTTGATTACGCTTCCGAAAAGGTGTCCAGCGAGGTTTTTTACCTGCCAGAATTCGTTTGGATTCAGCCTCTACCTTACGTTCATTTCGTATCTTTCTGAACTTGGTTATCGGACTGAATCCCCGTGATGTTCGATACCAGGTTATCCCTCTCTGTGGTTTCACATTATGGGGTTTACCTGAAGGTAATTTTTTGATCCCGTGAGAAGAACTTCCATAAAAACTCTGCCAGGAATACGTTCGTTTCTCTTCCCAGGCATCAAGTACTTCAATGAGGGTTAGCCCTCTCCGTATGGCGTGATGTTGAGCCAATGCAATAATGCTACGGAACTTTTTATACAGCACCTCTTTACTGTCAAAGCTGTTACCACGACGGACAGTATCGATGTAAGAGGCCTTTAATGATTTGTAACCCTTAGATTGGGCTACTTGTTTCCAATCAATCTTCATGGATCAGTCTCTCTAAGGGTTGGAATTGGGGTGAGAAACCCGGTTCGGTGATACACCTGAACACACTCAAGGGTAGCCACAGATGGGTTATCCACTTTATGTGAGTGCTGAGTTTCTCGAGCTGTCTTTCCAGCAGTCAAGGCTTGTAGCGACTCGTTTATCCAACTGGTGAGTCGTACCAGTCCGCGCCTAGTACCTGGGAGGTACTGTGGCTGGATTCGTTAGCTCAGACGAGGTTCATGCCAATTGGTGTTCTTCAAGAACTTACCTTTCGGATAGAACTTACCGTCCGTGCCTGTTTGATCCTGAGAGGACTTGATTGCCACTTCAGGGAAGTGACCTTCAGCGTATACCTGAATACCGATCTCATCCTCATAGAAGCCCAGAGTCTCTGTCACTTCGTCTGAGGTGGTACACAGCTTAGACATGTTACTGTCATGGACTGCTGCCATGTCTGCATCGGCATCGATACCCATAATGTGAGCCATACCGTAAGTGACTACCAGGATGTCAGAGACTGCATCACGCATCTCCTGCCAATCCTTTGTTTCAACACCTTCGGTCAACTCTACAGTTTCTTCCTGGATCAAATGCAACTGTTTACGGATGTGCTCCCAATTGGGTTTATTGGGATCACCTTGCTCATTACCGAAGACATCGTTCAGTTTTGAGACATTCACAAAATTCGTCATAGTACGTCCTGATTTGAGAAGTTGTATGCACCCCTGTTTCAGTCAACAGGTAGGGGGCAACCCTGTTAATGGAGAACGCGAGCAACCCGTCCTCATGACCTCCGTACTTTTTGTAAACGTAAAGCTCACGTTTTATACACAACCTCTGCAAAGGTTGCGGATACCAAGGAAAGCATCACTAATGAGATTACTGTGCGAGTACGGACGCGATCCACCAAGCGCAAAGCTAAGTAAACCCTGTTTCGTCCACAGGTAGGGTATACCTGCTATTCAGGCTGTGAGGAGCCTTGGACTATTTGCACAGCTAACTGATGGGCTATGGCTCCCATCGGATAGGAACCTACGGCTCTACTCTTGCTGGAGAACGGAACCTGTCATGGCTTCCGTAAGTCCCTATCCGATGGGAGTGGGGGAGGTTAATCCCCCGGTGAGATCATCAGCAGTCTGTCTTGTCTGATTTATTTCCAAACAATAAAGGCCACACAACAACCAGTATCGTACCGGCGATCGCAGCATCAAACGCCATGGACATTAGACTGGATACGAAGTCCACTGCGACTACAGCAAATAACAGTAGTATGAATCCGATAATGCGTATTTTGTTGATGAACTCAGGTGCCATTAGTTAGCGTCCAGACCATAGTCAGCAAGACGGATACCCAGTTTAGAGCCGACTTCTTTTAAGATAGCCAGTTCTTCTGGTTCGATCTCACCGTCAGCTTCAGCAACGGTTAACATAGTGATGAAGACTTCTTCAGCTTCCTGTGGGGAAGTTTTGACATCTTCGATTTCACGCATGATTTTCATCTTTCCGATACGGAAACCCGCATCCAGCATAGATTCGAATCGAGCCATCACTTTGTTGATTTCAGGGCCGAAGTGCTCCAGGGATGGGTTAGCTGCCAACAGCTTCTCCAGGCTGGTAATTTCTTCTGGCTCAATTTCACCATCAGCCGCAGCAATCAGCAGGGAACCTGCTACTACTGCTTCCATCAGGTCACGGTTTTCCATTTTTTTCAGTTCTGCAGCAGCAGAACCTGCTTTCTTTCTAAATAGTTTGCCTAACATGGACATTCTCTTAGTTGTACCGACTATTGTCGGTGATCAGAATCGGGCGGGCCTGAATTGTATTCCCTCACCAGGGCATACAAGAGGAACACCCCCAGGACGACTGCACCTACAATTGAGAAGAAATACGTGAGTCCGATGAGAACCATCACGACTAACATCAACCCAAGTGCTTGGAGCAAAAATTTGATTTTGCCTAGCATAGCGACCTCCCGTTATGAGAAGAGGCTTTTACCTTTTGGCTTACTTTCTGTAGCCGCCATCACTTCAGGCGGTACTTCGGGTACTTCTTCTGCACCGTCAGGGTCTTCAGATTCCGCTTCGACATCATTTTGTGCGAAGAGGCTGGGTTTAGGCTCGTTAACTGCCTCCTGTTCAGGTTCAGCGACAGCTTCTTCCTTTACTTCAGGCGCTTCGTTTTCGATCTCTTCTTCAGCGACTTCAGGTACCTCTTCAGTCTCTTGAATTTTTTTAGTTGGATCGACCGTGAGGGTGCCTTTTTCGAACTTAATGAAGTCCATCAAGTGATCTGTGATTGTACGACTGATGCGTTGTGCACCTTTGTCACGTAGGAAATCGGTGTACGCATCGATACGAGACTGGTCCTGGTGTACTTCCAGGTACTCTTCAGCCGCTTCGAGTGTGTCGAAGATCTCTCGACCTACGACGTATTTCTGTTCAACTTTCATGGGAAATTCCTTACGGGTATTTCAGTAGGGCGTAGTGGGCAATCATCAATGCGTCACTGCGTCCATCCAGAAGACCCCCTTTCGGGCCTCGGATATTGACTTGAGGGTAGAGTCGCTCACATATCTCAGCGACACCCTGTTTGATGGCTTTCTGTCTCGGTGCACCTTTGAGCTTACTGCTCACAGATAGGCCTATCTCTTTTTGCCATGCTTTAGGTCTGACTAAATCAACAGGGGAACCTGATACTCTAGCGAGGGTATTAACTACCCCTACGTTGTAGCCAAACTTAAAGTTGGAACCTGCAGAGGCACCTTGGATAGAACTTACGTCCTCAACCATGACCATCCGTAGGGTGTATTCCTCTTGGATCTGTTTGAACCAAGCGGCAATATCAATAGGCTTATCTGTGGTGGGCATAAAAATAGCTTTATGCTCACTCGGCAGTACCGCACAGATAGCCCCCTTATCTCCGGGATCTATCCCGACGTAGACAGAGGGCTTCATCGTTACGAGAACAGGGATTTAGCAGGGCCACCTGCCTGAGTAGCTGCCGCTGCTGGAGCGCCCGCTACACCCGCCTGAGCACCTGTCATGCCTTTGGCTTTGTTTTTAGTGATACCTGTCCACTTTTCAGCCCACTGGTCGTGGAATACTGCTTCAGTAATACCACCCAGGATTTCTGCTGTAGTCAGTTTGTCACGAGTACGGAAGAACTTATCGACTTCGTTTTCTTCACGAGTTTCACCTGTTGGCTCATACTCACCTGTCTGATCGTTCTTCGCACGTTTATCAACAACCTGCTTAAAGATACCCGCTGTAATATCCTGGCCTACCAGGTCAGAGAATACGTTTACACGAGTAGGGATTTCTTTACCGGCATCGTAGTCGTACAGAGAAATAGTGCGTTCTTCAGTTTCCAGTTCACCGATTTCTTTACCGACAGATAGAAGTGCCAAGGCGTTAGCCTGCAGGAAGCCAGGAAGACCTTTCTTCTTGTTGGTCTTCTTATCGATGTAATACGTTTTCAGGCCTTTTGCAGTACCAGAAGTCATCCAGAATTGTTGCTTAATGGATTTTTCCTGGTTGTCTACTGTTGCTTTCATTTCAACGTTCAGAGCCATCGCGCCACTGTCTGCAGTGGTCAAATAAGCTACTGCAATTTTGCAGTCGTATACACCGGATTCAACCAGGAAGCCACCGCCACCCAGTACATCTACTTCCTGTTCTACATCTGCGGATGATTTAAGTGCTGTTAATACAGTCATGAGAATTTTTCCTATAAATTATTTTCGCCAAAGCCACCGGAGGTGGTGTTATGCCACTCGACTCAGAGAGATGGTTTGACGGTAGTTAGGTTCAACAGAAGTCCAATGCACCCACTTCATAAAACATTCTTTAGGGTGCGTTGTGACTAATAGGACTCGTTGCGTGATGTGGTCTACACCCACAATGATGCCCTTGGGAAAAGAGAGGTAGCGGTAGTTCACCCGCATACCTATTTTAAAGTTGCGGGGCATAACTGCTGCCTTATGGTTTACTCGTAGTACTCGTGAAGACGATCCAGAACTTTCTGTGCATCGTTATCGACGAAGGTTTCTTTGGTATCCCACATGCCCAGAGGCGCACGGATACGTTCGTTGACGGTTTCTTTCGTCAACTTGGCTTGGTACACGTACTTGAAGCCCAGGGCTTCTTCTTCTGGAGTGATCACCAGGAGATCAGAACCGTAGTCTTTCAACTTATTCAGCGGTACTTTTTTCGCTGCAATTACAGTAGAGAAGTAGGATTCAATACCCTGGTTCATGATGGAGCCTTTCACTTTGACCATGGTTTCCATGATCATTTCAGACTCGTTCATGATGTCCATTGAGTGCGCCAGGAAGATCACGTTTTTAGTGGACTTCGCAACGTACTGAGCCATCAGATTTTTCCAGAACGTACCGTAATCGCCCCAGGCCTTCATGGTGTTCGCAGAGTTCAACACGTAGTTGTTCTCATACATGTCCATCATGTAGGTGAGCGTATCGATCACGATCGTATGGATCTCAGGCATGGATTCAGCAGCGGTGAACGCCTCGTATACCTGTAATGGATCAGTGACTGTGTATTCTTTGAATTTGCTGCGGAACGGTAACTTTTTGTTCGTTTACATTCACCCTGTATCGTTACTACAGAGCCGGGACGTACCCTGCCTCCGCTTTCACGGAGGACTAGACTATATCATCACCTCAATAATAAGGTGCCCACTGCTTCCACCTCACTTGAGGTGTACTCTACTCACTTCCATCAAAATATTTTGATGTGTTTTCGATAGTCGTTGGAGCTTATACAACGTGTTTATAAGTTTGTCCTTTAACAATTTTAGCCATAGCAGCGACTGACGTACCAAAACGGTTCGCCAATGCAGTAGCACTAAAATCTTTATCACGAGGTTTGAATACCTTCCTACAATATCGGACTTCATCATCAGTTAACTTAGATTTATCTTTTAAGTTAGCTAATGAGTTCTGCCTAGCTTGTTCGGATTTATGATTCTTTTTACCTTTATAAGGTTTCCACAAACCTGTATCCCTAGCGTGTTTTAGGTTTTCAGCTTGAGTAACCCATTCAAGGTTATCGACGCGATTATTCAGCTTATCTCCGTCTTTATGATTTACCTGTGGTTTGTTTTCTGGGTTTTCCAGAAAAGCTAATGCCACTAAACGGTGAACCATTAAAGTCTTTTTTCTGATAACTACTGAGTAATACCCTCTATTATTGAGGGTATAGGACACTTCCCGTTCTGGTTTGAGTATGTGTTTATACTCGCCTGTAAATTCCATACCTTTACCGACAATTGGAATTTTGTATTTACTTTGAGTAAATACTCGACCGTCTCGGGTAATTCTATAAATACCTGATTCAGTGTCTTCTATATAGTCTTCCATACTGCACCTTTATAAATTCAGATGCGTACAGTATACCAAATATAAACTCTGAGTGTTTGGTATTCCGTTGTATCTTGCCTGCTGATTGCCCAATCCTTTTGATTTTCAAGCATTCACGCTTACTGTTACCAGTTACGTTGTAGCTCAAAAGGCTCTAAGGGGTTTCCAGCAATTCAATGGGTTTAACGAGAACTTACAGTTAATTCTCGCAGTTCAGATACATAACCCCTTCAGGGTTACGCAGGTTCATCAATGATGCTGATTTACCGCCAGCGGATTTACCACTGATCAACACCAGATGGTCATTCATCTGAGTAGACATATTTAAATTCCTGATTGAAACCGCAGAAGGGGCCGGATGGCCCCATGAGCTTTAAGCGGCTTTGTTCGAGTCACGCTCAATGATTTTCTTCGCAGCGGTCTTCATGATCGTGCTCTGAATTTCAGCGTCTTTGAGTTTGTTTGGAAGTTTGTCGTTGAGAGATTTAACACCCTCTTCAACCTGATCGTAGGAGTGGCCTGCATCAACCAGTAAACGAGCATAACGGTGCAATTGGTTGGAACGGTTACCTTCACCGGTATTGTTCACAAACCAACGCTCCAGGTTATTCAGGTTGGCCTGAGCCAATACCTGTTCCTGTCGTCGCTCGTTCTTAGAGGTGCGCGGGATGAATTCCAGTACGTCCAGTAACTGTCCGTCGTTGTACTCGTGGTGACCCGAGTGAGACAACCACTTGCGAGCACGTTGCCCGGTTTGGTCATCAACACCGAAGGGGAGCCAATCAAAGATGTTCTGCATGAACTCTTTAAAGTCATCAGCGTCCAGTTTCAGGGTGTAGTTCAAAGGCAGGATAATACGGAAGCGGTTCTCCTGTTCAGTGTGACGTTTTGTGGTGTAGTACATTGCTTTGTAGTCCTTCAGCAATAACTTAGCGGTACTCAGAGAGCAGCCACCGTCCACGTCAATCACAACCATATTAAAGCCTTCCATCACACACTCTTCGGCCCTGTGGCCTCCGGTTACGTGATGAGATACCCAATGGAAACCTTGGGCTTGAGTCACCTTATGTAGATCATCAAAGGCCTGAAACTCGTTCATGTAGTTGTAGGCGATGTGATCGGAGTAACTGAAAATCATCTGATCCAGATCGGTTTCCTGCAGAGATTCTCCTGACAGAAATTCGATCCCATCCACAAAGGACTTCTTGATGACGACGTTATTTTTATAACCCCAGGCAATTGCCATGGTCATCATGTCCTGCTTCTGAGAAACACTGCCTTTGTAGAAGGGTAGGTCTTCCATCAACTCATACTGAGTCACTTCACGTCCAGCCTGAGCCAGGTATTTCGCCAGCTTAACCGGTGCACGATCTCGTGCCATGATACGATCCAGGGACTTACCTGATTCCTCAGCCACTTTAATGGCGTGGTACAGGTGATCTTCTGTGATGTTGTATGTCTGATCCAGGAACGCATACGCACCCGCGAGCTTCATGACCTTCCAGTAACGGTGGTTCATCTCAGCTTTACGGATCTCGTCATGTTCCGGGAGATCTAATGCACGGTTCTCACAGTGGATCTTGTAGTCCATCCAGGGGATTGCTACCGCATCTTCCATCACCAGTTTCTTACGGAAATGGGTACGGTCTGCCAGTTGTAGGCAGGTATCTGACAAATCACAGAGGAACTGTGAATGAGCCTGAGACTTCATACCGGCTACCTCGGTAGCACCGTTGGCATTTTTGTTTTTGTGATTGTCTTTCACATAGGCAAAGAAGCAACGACGGGCATATCCCGTATCCAGTAGAGAATAAAATTCATCTTCTGTTTTACTACCGTTCAGCAGACGTGAGGCGGTACCGAAGATCAGCATGTTGGCAGGGGTCTGTCCAGTGATCTCAGTACCACGTTTGTTGTCGTTGGTATGTTTGATCAGCTTGGACTTAATCTTACCCTTGTCGTAAAGCTCCAGGAACGGAGGGAACATTTCCATGTTACCTAGTAGGTTTGAACCAATCTCATCCACTTCAAAGTTAATTGAGCCGGCTTCTGAGATAAGCAACTGTTCACGGAACTGTTTTAGAGCAGGGGCGGTACCTGAGTCGAAGCTGAAGAGATAACCTCCTTTGCCTTCAAACTCAGCACGAACACGCTCCACTTCATCGTCTGGATCCGTGGCTCGTTTACCTGCACGTTTACACCCTCGGTTGTAAATCTGTGTCTCTGCGATGGCTGGATAGGTATCCTCCACAAACTGCTCCTGGAAGAGTTTAATAACCTCGTCTTCCATCACGTCCTGGGATTTACCTTTACCGAAACCGGATTGAGCCAGGTTTACTGAGTAGAGGTTGACGGGGACTACCTTACCTCCGGGCAGTTCTACATTGCAGCGCATAGTGGAAGCTACTTTAGCCAGGTAATACCCGACCAGAACATGAAAATAATGTTCTTCGCTGGTGCCTACACGCTGTTTCATTATCTCAGTCAATTTTTCTGAGATAGGGTGATAGTCCAAGGTGGACAAATCTCGAAGTGTACTCATGGTTCACTCCTTAAAAGTCAAAACTAGGTGTACCCTGGGGCAGGTCATCTCTTTTGATCCGACCAGACCACACATTATTTAAAGTGCGGTAAGACTTATTCAAACCCATGCGGGCATTGAGCCTCTGTACGAACTCATCACGAGTTTCTTTTTCTTTTCGTGGTATTCCCGTATTTGCTTCTTTCCACAGCAGGTACTCACGACGAATAAAGTCATAGTGGTACTGGGTGAGTTTGGTGCAGTCATGCCGTTTCCGTGCAGTGACATTAGTGAACAGATCGTCTTGTACCGGGTCGGTTACAAGCGCGTCTTCAACAGTAAAAATACTATTAAAAACATTTTTAACTTTTTGGATTAACTTATTAAACATGACAGTTTCCTAATTAAGAATTAATTCACCAGATTCGATGTATTTATCTTTTTGTTTACAGGTTGAGAAAGCATCACAATAACGACAAGCACCAACAGTGCCTTTTTGTTCAACAATAATTCCAACACCATTATCTTGGGCCATTCTTAATTGGGCCTCGGGTAATGTATTAAAGTTTTTAGTTGAACGAGTCATTTTCTCGGGGTTTTTGTAATACTTATAAACAGGGGCTTTTCGCCAAAGTTCTTTATCATTACATTCAGGGATGTCTTCATCCTTTGCTGTTAGATATTTAAGAACTTCAGTGAGTTTATTTCTAATCCAGCCTTCTGTTTCAGCGATCGACTTGAGTGGAATGCGCTGCTCCATGATTCGGCTGACGGGGTAGCCTTTGTCTTTTTCGACACGGGCTTTTGCTGCTGACCAGTCTGTGAAGATGAACTGAATTGCCATCTCATCCTGAGTGATTTTGTCAGGGTTGAGCCAGCGATAGATTGACCCTTGCAGGCTGTAATCTTCATCTTTGGTTCCAAACTGGTATGTGTAGGTGCTGGTTGATTTGAAATCCTCCAGACGACCTTCAGCAATGAAATCGAACTTACCGGATACGATGAAGTTCAGGATCTCTTTCTCAGCCCGCTGCTCCAGGTAAACCGGTATGCAGTCTTCGTCGAGTTCCTCGGCAGAAGGGTTGATCTTCACACGCTCAATAACGCGCTTGGAGACACCCAGCTTACGCAGGGAATCTTTATAGTTCACCACCCAGGCATGTTCAATGCCGTTGTGAATCGCTGTACCAAGCGTTGAGGGGATAAGCCCCGCAATGTCAGGGGTCTGCTCACTTTTCTTTACTCGCGTAAGCAGGACGATCTGACGGACGCTTTTCAATAAGCTGGTTGCTGAGATGTGATTATTACGACTGTCATGGTCGTACTCGTCATGCGCCAACCAGACTGCCACAGACAACGGAATGTTCTGTAAGTTGGTGTATGCACCCATAACTTACTCCAATGGTTTGATAGAGGTTTTAAACCCCCCGATGGGGGTCTGGTTAGTCGATACGAATGTCTTCGTACACAGGTACTTCAGGGGTCTTCTCGGTTACGATGTAACCCAGAGTATTGATCCAATGAATACCATGAGAGAGGTACACCTCATCGTCGCATTCGACGATTGTCCAGATGCAGTCTTCGTTTACTTCATGGTCTTTACGGAACTGCTGGAGATTATTCCAGTTCATCAGGCAGGAGCCTGATCCGTAATCAAAACCCATCCCGTGATCGTATGGGTTTACGATGGGTTTAAGCTTTTCAGCCCAAATATCATCCGTAGGGTACGGAGGATGCGGAGGATTGTTTAAGTTTTGCATTATTAATCGTTCCATAGGGTGTGTTCCTATTTATTAATCTGCGGAACACGCCGGAGGCGTGATTAACAATTAAACCATATCTCTTGGGCTTTATTAATATCAAAAGTTTTAAACAAATCAGGATTTAATATAAATGCCTGTTCGTTTTTGTCTTTTTTATAATATGCTGTTTTCACACGTCTGATAATATTTTTTCTTTTTAATTCATTAAATGAACGAGAAAAAGCAGCTTTTTGTGAGGGCGTATTAAATTCACCAGCCAGGACACAGATATTTGTTTCTGGGTCACGATTTAATTTAATTTGATTAAATAACTGGAAAGCGGATTTAGACACCTGAGCCAGTAAATCAAAAATATCCATATTAACAATATTCGCCTGAGTGCCTTGTATCATTCTGAGGGCGCGATTAGTTGCATGTATTACTTGAACATCTCCATACGATTTAGCGCCTTCAGCCAGAAGCCTGTGAGCTTCTATATGATCCTCAATGGTCAGTCTTATTAGATTTTCTTTACGATTGTTACCGCCTAGAGATCTAGGAATTATATGGTGCTTATGGGTAAGGTTACTATCTTTAGGTAGGGTGTACCCATTCAAAAAGTCTCGATATTGTTTAAATACGGGATCATTAAGAATTATTTCATAACCATTAAAGGTAGGCGTTTTAGTCTTTAAATCATTTATCACTTACTTGACTCCATATATGCTTAATGCGAGGCACATATTCGTGCGGAGGTAAGATGAAAAAGGGAGATACAATGTACGTGTGTTTTGAGTACATCAGTTGGGTTTCATCGTCAATATCAATGATTCCTGTAGCCGGTAAACGGCATACCAGATCGAATGTAATAAGCTCTTTATAGTAGGCGCTACGTTTATTCAACTGACCTTTGGTCAGGTTCTCAGAACGAAGAGTTGCGACATTAGTGCGGTAATTCATCTGATTTTTTATCTTTAGGAAAAGATCCCTGGCTCCTTTTGATAATAGCCCCATAACATCTAGAATATCCGGTGAATCATTTTGGTTATTCAGAGTATTAAGTTGTCCCACCTGAGTATGTCTCCTAGGGAACCTACGATTAAGTCCCGTCTTTTAGGTGCTTGAGCTGGTTTAACGGGATTTTGGCTGTT